CCAATATCTCCGCTGCGCACATGGCATATACTTCACAGTCAAGATAATGGTTATCTATATGAGAGCGCTTTGGTACCCACCTCATCACATTGCCTGCAGATGTCTTTACCATAACCTTTTGTTCAGAGCTTAATTGATTCGCATAGTTTTCATCACAGTCCTTAAATACCATAAACGAGCCCGGACCATTTTCTTTCTGTAGTCTGACAGCTATAGAATCCTTAAAAGCTCCACCGTCACATACTACCAACTGTAGTCCATATCCCTTTTTATCCACTCTATTAAATCTATATCTTGAGTCCATAGGATTTGATGATCCCTTTACCGGTATTGCCCAATCTCTGTTTTCAATACAAAAGTCGTATGTATCATCAGGCCTGTATCCACTATCAATAAGGCACAGGGCAACTACCATATCTACTCCATCCTCACGCTTATATGTATCATTCATAACTCTTTCAATATCTGCAAAACTTCTTACCTGGCCATGAGTGATATTTTGACTGGTTGTATAAGCTCCGTATGCTCTGATAGTAAAATACAAAGAATCCTGCTGCACATCTACACCGCCAACAAGCATTCTCGCCCACTCCGGAACCACAAACTCTTCCAAGTCAGTTTGCCTTTGTAATACAAGCTTATTACTCGTTGCAATCCTTGTATCTTCCCAGGCTTCTCCGAGCCATGAGTTGGTAAAGTTCTGCAACTTTTCAGGATCCTTATAACTGTCTAAGAACTCTTCCACTATATCGGACCACTTCAGAAATACTGAATAAAGAGAACTTATCCAGAATCCTACACTCTTTGCAGCCACTCCATTGCCTCTCTTCTTCACCACCCTCCATTCACCGCTTCTAAGCATCTTCATCTTGTCTGAATCTGTAATAAAACAGCCGCACTCCTGGCATACATACTTTGCGGTCTGTGCCCTTTCGTAGTTGCTCATCTTCTTTTCATCATCTTTACAGAACTTTATCTGATCAAATGCAAACTCTATCCATTCGCCACAGTGCGGACACTGCACAAAGTAATGTTTGACCTCATCCGCTCCGTCATGTAGCTCCCAAATATAATTACTCTTGATAGTAGGAGTACTTGCAGCAAAGACCTTCTCAGTAGGCCTGAATGTCTTAGTTCTTTCCAGTGCAAGATTATAAGGACTTGCTTCTTTTTTCGTGGCACCACCCATCTTATCTATCTCATCAAAAAACAGATACTTTATAGGCTTTGAAGCCAACTTACTTGGAGATCCTGCTCCGGTAAGATATATAGGCATATGAGTAAACCTAAGCTCCAGCTCCTTTGATTTTGTCTCTTTGAACATCTTCTTTATTTCCGGCACAAGTCTAAATGCAGGCTTTAAGTTGTCATTGGATATATTCTTGGCCAGATCGTCACTTGGATAGACTATCATAGTTGGTGCCGGAGTCTGCATAATGATATACATAATCATATTTACCATTGCGCTGGTTCCACCTATCTGACTGGCTTTGCAAAAGAATATTTTTCTGATATTTACATCATTAAAAGCATCCATTATCCCTATAAGGTATGGAGTAACATCATTAGACCACTTGCCGGCTAAGTTGGAGTTGGAATCAAGTACCCTGTATCTTTCTGCCCACTGGCTTACGCTTAGCTGTTTTTGTGGTTTTAGCGTTTCGCTTATTACTTTTTGAAACAGTCTTCTCGTTTTCTCTCTTGATGTCATCCTCTTCCTCTTCTTCTTCTAAATCATCCTCATTCAAATCAATATTTTTTCTCTTCCTGCTAATCTTATTCGGATCGTATCCGGAAAGTTCATTCAAAGCTATGTCTATTTCCTCTTCTACCTTCTTTATTGCCACATTGGTATCGGTCTCTCCCATGATCTCCATGGCAAGTTTTGAGGGCAATGTTGACAGCTTGTTTTTGAAACTTACAAGCATATTTGACAGGAACTCTTCCACATCTTCAGACCTGTGTGTTTCAGCCTTATATTCTCTCAACTTTTCAAGACTCATCTGTATCTTTATCTCTTCATGTCTAGCCTTTAAAGCCTCTAAATTCAAGCCTTTCGCCCTACTTGAGTCCAAATCCAATTTATACTCAATATACTCTTTTACACATGTACTTAACTCGTATTTTCCCGACTCATTCTTTTCAAATATCCCAAAATCTCTGCTTATATCTCTTATGTTCCTTGGACTAACCCCAAGGCACTCCGCCAGCTCCTTTTGATTAACTGTCATCAGCCACCATCACCCCTCCTTTCCAAGGGAAGGAAATCCCATTTTTTTCACTTTTTTTAAAGCCAAATCGGCCGCACCTCTCTGCCCCGCATAGGGGGTATACCCCCGGGAGTACCTTGTGCATTTTGTACATATTTTCGCCTTATTTCACTATATTTTATTGTATTATTTGTGCAATATTACAACAAAAAAGCTCTCATACACTGAGAGCTTCCTAAAAGGGGTATACATGAAATAGCAAACAAGAAGTATCTATTCCTTGTCACTGTATAAGTATATCATATACAATTGGACAAAAGTGAGACATCTTTATCATCTGCTGCCTCTTGAAAACCTGCTTTATCACATTATCTTAATATATGCATTTAGAGCTTTTGAATGTAGCTTTCTCAAATAAGATACTTCATAGTGCATCTCTCTTTTTATTGCTTCAAAACTCTTTCCTTCAATGTGTCTCTTATACAGTACTTGAATATACTCTTCTTTATCTATTCGATGTATTCTGTCAATTATCTGCTGCCTCTCTGATATATACAAGCTCATTGCTTTATCAATTTCTTTTTGTATCCTGTCACGCTCAAGTACTGTCGCTTCAAGTCCTCCGCTGCCTGTAGATGTCTGAACTTTTTCATCTGACTTGATATTTCTTGTAATACCAAGCAACGATTCTTTCTCTCTATACAGATGATAAATCTTCACGCAAAGTTTTCTTACTCCAAGCAGCTCAGCTTTAGCAGAGTTCATATAGCATCACCTCCTTCACTTTTAGCCAATTCTTTTTTCCAGGACTTTTATTACCTGTGCCATCTTTGCCGGCCCTATTCCTTTTATATTTGACAATTCAACTTTTATCAGTTCCATATTCAAGTCTTTCTTTTCATTCCTGTTCTTCGCCTCCTCGATTCCGCTATCGAAACCATCCTTATATATGCTCCTGATATAATTATTCATTTGAGTATGGTCGTATTTTTTTATCCTCTCATACTCTCTTCGATTTATTGTTACATCTTTTTGCTTTGCCATATTTTTTACTCCTCACACTTTTCAAGTTTTATTGTCTTAAGTGCCCCTATCAGTTCATTTGTATAATCTTCTGCTACACTACGTTTTATTTCCAATGCACATACATTCGTATACCATCTGAGACTTGAGCCCTCATCATCACTTATAGGCCCTTCAACATTTGTCTCTCCACCTTTAATATCCACAAGACTTCTTTCAATCAGATCCAAATATTCCTGTTTGAACATTCTTATTATGCTTATATTACCTTCAGACTGAATTACTCTGTATGTCTTTTCTATAGTTACATTGGAGACAATATAAGGACTATATTCCCTATCTTTTGTATAATCATTGTTCAGTATTGATGTATCTATCATTTCTGAAATCTCATATTGCATATTTCCACCTTTGCCATACAGTATAGACTCCATTCTCTCCGGTAAGTCTCCAACAAGTTTTATGAGTGCTCCCTTAACTTCTTTAGTTATAAAATCTTTATGTATGCCTAGAGTACAATTTGGAGTATCTATAATCAAGTTATCATCTTCACTTTTATATATTCTCAACGAATCATACTTATATGCTTTCTTTATCAACTTCTCAAATACTGATTGCTTTATAAACATCTCTTGCTCCTTTCAATAGTCAACTAATAGTTGATAACCACTCATTAGTTGAACGGTAATCCTTCATCATCTACACCATCCGGAATATTCATAAATCCATCCGCATCTACATTCGCTTCTTGCTTTTTACTTCTTCCTCCGGTGTTTTCGACCTTGCTGTCTGCAAACTCCTGAGTATCTATAATAATCTCAGTTGTATAAACCTTCTGGCCTTCTTTATTTGTATAGCTTCCTGTCTGAATACGGCCTGAAATCAATACCCTCATTCCCTGTCTAAAATACTTCTCTGCAAATTCCCCGGCTTTATCAAATGCAATGCATGGTATAAAATCTGCAGTCTGTTCAGTTGAATCTCCTCCACGCTTAAAACCTCTATCTACCGCAAGTGTATACCTTGCAATTGCCATGGATTTCTCACCACTTGAATATCTGACTTCCGGATCTCTTGTCAACCTACCCATCAATATCGCTCTGTTCATTCTTATCCTCTTTCTTTTTATTTTTTAATATCTTCTCTTTTATCAGTTTTTTAAGCCTTATAGCATTTACGGCCACTTCTTTTTCTATGCCTTTGTATATATTTACCCCGGCATGATTTATTATCATATTTTCTGCCCTGGTAACCAGCATCAAATTATCAAGTTTAACATTCAAAGGATTATTATCCTTGAATATCAGATTCATACCTGCAGGGATTTTACCGTTGCTTTCCTCCCAGATAAATCTGTGCTTCAGCTCCCACTTGCTCGGATCTGCAATCTTTATTTCAATGTATCCGTCAACATTCACTCTCTCACTTCCTACAGGTCTGTAATTCTGTGGTATACCTCCTTTTTTAAACATAGTACTACTGGACTTGGCATATTGCTCCGCACTCATTTTCTTGCCTTTATTAGGTGGAACAGTTCCCTTTTTAAATCTTGTATCCATTCCGGATCGGACTTTGTTATTACCCTTAAAGTTCTTTATCTGCGAACAAGTTATACTGCGCCCAAACTTCTCTTCAAAAGTTCTTTGTATTTCATGTGAGAAATGTCCCGGGATGAAAGACCTTAAAAACGCCTTTTCCTCATCTGTATATCTAATTTGCATTCTTTTCAATTCCAAACATAGGTAAGTTGACGCTTTCTTTTCTTCCACACTCATCAATATGCTTCTGTGCATTCAATGCAAGGTGCCCGTTTTCTATAATAGTCTTTGCTATTTTCTGCACTGCCTCGCTCTTCTTTATTTCTTTATCAAGAGCTTCATCTGTCAGCTCGTCATCGGTAATTCTTTCAATAGCCTCAAATAGATAATTGTTTAAATCTGATAGTGTATTCTTCATTGTTTTCTCCTTAATATTCCTTTCTTTCCATATTGTTTTATAGTTCATGTACTTCCACTCCTGCTACACTACATACTTCTCATGTGCTATCTCTAAGTTTCTTTCATCAAGGTCCAAGTATATTTGCGTTGTTGATAACTCTTCGTGGCCTAACATCTTACTCACTTGTTCTATAGGCATTCCTCTTTTTAACGCCATAGTTGCACATGTTCTTCTGAACCTATGCGGATGAACATTTCTAACTCCGGTTCTTTCCCCAAGCCTTCTGCAAAAAGTTTCTACCGCTCCGCTGCTCATATGCTCTGTACTGTTTGTATATCTTGTACTTGGTAATATATAAGGATTGATTATTGTATTGATATTTCTCATATGTTCATCAAGTGTAAGGCGTGCCTGTGCATTGAGATAAACTATTCTCTCTTTATTGCCTTTTCCTAAAACAGTTATTCTTCTGCCTTCTATATCCTCAACTTTTATAGATACAAGTTCGGAGACTCTGCAACCGGTACTTAGTAACATGTCAACAATAAGCCTTTCACTCACTGTCTTACACCCCTGTCTCAGCTTAAGCACTTCTACATCTGAAAAAGCCTTTTTCTGCTTTTTAGCTACTTTGATGCTTCCAATTTTCCTTACCGGATTGGTAGGTATTATTCCTTCAACTGTTAGAAACTCAAAAAAGGTTCTTAGGTATCTAAGATTGTTTGATACAGTTACTTTAGATACTTTATCTTTATGCTCTCTTACTGCAAGGTAATATAATATGTCGTCCGAACTTACATCTTCTGCAGACTTTCCTATTGCGTTCAACATCCTTGGTATTTCAGCTGAATACTGCGCCAATGTCCTCTCTGACAATCCTTGCACAGTCTTTGTCATTATGAACTTTTTAAAATACCATTCATTCTTGTTCTCTTCCCTTATGACTATATCTGTATTTTCAAGCTTTATGCTGTATCCATGCATAATCATATATAACTTTGATTTCAACTCTCCAATATCCATATCAACATCTGCTGCCAATGCCATAACTATCTCAGATATCAATTCATCTTTCATGCCTTCC